TGGGTGATGATAGTGGATGTCACCGGGACCAGGGCGGGCAGTTTCTCCCGCTTGTTCTCCAGGGTGTGGCAAAGTCGGCCATTGGCGTTGATGTAGGCCTCGCTTTTTGCCACACTCGTTTCCAGTCTGGAGGTGTCACCAATTTCCACGATGGCCTGGTTCTTCTCCAGGGGGATGGGTACATAGATTAGCGAATCCTTCACATTCTTTTTGTAGGTGGTCGTATCCCGGTATTCGGTGTTCTGCCTATCCACATTCTTGATGGTTGAGCAGCTTGTCAGAAGCATGGCAAAAAGGAGGCCCGTCAGGAAGAAGATGAACCACTTCTGCCACGGCTCCGGCAGCCGTCGTTTACGTGCTACGCTGCTCATACTATCTGGAGGGTTATGGCCTCACCCCTGACGTGGGCCGCCTTCATGAGATTGTAGAGCTTGGCGAAGGTGGCGCGGCTGTTGATGAGCCTGCCCTTCACCTTGTTCTCTCCCACAAGGATGCAGCCGTAGGTATCGAGGGGTGAGTTGCCGGGATGGATGAGCACGCGGGCAAAGCCGGGCACGTTCTCCAAGGTAGGCATATAGCCCTTGCAGAGCTTGCGGTACCACTCCACCTCCGCGTACTTCGGGGAGCGCGTCTCCATGTCGATGTCGTACACCCCGGACGGGATGGCGGTCTCCCCGTACATCTTAGCCGCCTTGATGATGGGCAGTTCGGTGTCCTGAGTGAGGCCGCGGTCCTTGTCTTCGAGGGTGTTGCAAAAGAAGGCCCCGTCCACCAGCAGTTGCCCGATGGTGTAGGTGGCCTTCTTATACATGCGGATGAGCTTGAGTCTCATTACTCGGCGAGGATTGCGTCTGCGGTTGCCTTGGCGGCCTCCGCGAAGTCGTTGTACTCGTTGAACTCCGCCTTCTTGGTGGTGCGCTGCCTGAGGATGGCAATCTCGTCCGAGACGCTGTACTTCTCGCGGACGATGGCCTCCACGATGGGGCCCTTCTCCAGGGCGGGGACGACGATGGTGTCGAACTCAAAACCGGCGTCGCGGTCTTCGGTAGCCTCGACGGGCTCGACGTTGTAAGAGACGATGAGGTGGGAGTGGTCGTACCTGGCGACCTTCTCCGGGCGGGTAGTGCTAAAAGACTTTGCCATAAGAAAAAGTGTTTAAAGTGTTGATAAGGTTTCGGGAGTTGGTATACTTGAGCCAGCCGATGTACGAGGCAACGGCCAGCCGGATTTCCTTGGTTGTTTTGCATACCTTGCGCAGGTGCGCGAGGGTGCGGAAGAGGTTGCGCTTGATGCGCTTGCGGAGGCGCACGTAGCCGTGCCTGAAGACGAAGCCCAGGAAGTCGAGGCCGCGGGCCTCAACCGGGAAGATCTGCCAGTTGTCCTTCACCCTGAGCTTCTGGGCGGCCAGCCTCTCGCGGATGGCGTAGAAGATGCGCCGGAGCTCGGCCTTGTCCGCGCCCAGGACGACGATGTCGTCCACGTAGCGGTAGTAGTACTTCACGCGGAGCACCTCCTTGACGTAGTGGTCGAAGTGCGCCAGGAAGACGTTGGCGAGCGTCTGGCTGAGGTAGTTGCCGATGGGCAGGCCGTCGGCGCTGTCGATGATCTCGTCCAGGAGGCCCAGCAGCCGCACGTCCTTGAACTTGCGGCGGAGAATGCCCTTCAGGATGTCGTGGTCGATGGAGGGGTAGTACTTGCGGATGTCGAGCTTGAGGCAGTAGGTCGTCCCCTCCGGGTCCTTGCGCATGGCCTCCATGATACGGTGGCGGGCGAGGTGTGCGCCCCGGCCCTTGATGCAGGCGTAGGTGTCGGCCGTGTACATTTTCGTGATGATGGGCTCGATGACGTTCATGATGGCATGGTGCACGATGCGGTCCGGGTAGTAGGGCAGCCGGGCGATGGTGCGCTCCTTCGGGTCGTGGACGGTGAAGAAGGAGTAGCGGCTGGTGTGGTACTGGCCGGAAAGAAGGAGAGCCCGGAGCAGCTGGAGGTTGCCTTCAGGGTCCCGGTCGAAGAGCTGGACGCCCCGGTTGTGCTTCTTGCCCTTGCGGGCCTTGAAGTCAGCCAGCCGGAGGTTCTCCATGCTGCAGATCTTGTCGAATAGATAGTCGTTTCTTTTCATTTTGTTGCTGGTCTTGTGCCGGGCTTTCCTCCTGGGTACTAACGCGGCGTTTTGTCAGCGATGTCTTTTGCCGAGAGGCAGGGTCCAAAGGGGGTGCACTTATGCGTGCGGAGGTTTTACTTGCTGAGTGGATCAGTAAAGGCGGGAGCCGATGTTCGCGTTGGCGTTTTCGGGAGCGTTGTTGACGTTCAAGTACGCGAGACCGTCATTGGCACCGTTGTTCGCGTTACCGCCAACCTGGAGCCCGCGCCCCTTTGCAACCTTTCGGACTATTCAAAGAAGTAGTTGTTCTTTCCTTCCTTCTTGAGTGTCACACGGCGCGGAAATTTTCCCATTTCGGCCAGCTTCTCCAGCACGTACTTGCAGGCGGCCGCGCCGGTGAAGACCTTGAAGGCCTTGCCGTCGGGGTCGTCCTTCTCGTAGGTCGCCTTGTAGAGGTGACGCGTGCCGAAGCGGGTCTGGACGTCCGGGAAGAAGTCCTGCAGCCAGAACGTCTTGTTGATGAGGTTCTCCTGCCGCTCCTCCTTGCACACGAAGCGCTTGTTCGCGCGGTCTGCGGGCAGATGCAGGCAGGCAAGGCTGCCGTCGTCTTCAAAAATTTCCTTTTCCATGTCGTTTTCGTTTTTTCGTTAAAACCTGGGGGCCGCGATGTGACCCCCAGGTTCGTGGGGCGTGATTTCGTTAAACCAAGGCTGGGTTTATTCAGACCAGCAAAGGCGGGAGCCGAAGTACGCGCCGGCGCTTTCGGGAGCGCTGAAGACGTACAAGCACGCGAGACCGTCACGGGCACCGTCGCCCGCGCTACCGCCAACCAGGAGCCCGTAGATGGTATTATTGGCATTGGCGTGGTAGTGGTAGTCGCAGAAGAAGGTGCTGGCACTGCCGGAGTCGTCGCGGTCGAAGATGTCGCCGTAGACCCTCTGTTCCTGAGGATGGGAAGGATCGGAGGCGATGATGGCCTTGCAGTAGCCGTTGGCGGTTGCCTCGTGGCCCATGTCGACGTAGGAGTCGTTGAGGGCGCTGGCATACTGGGCCGGGTCGCGGCTCACGTAGATCTCCTGGTACTCGTCGTTGACACCCTTGCCGAGGACGCCGTCCGTCCACTTCCAGATGTGGCCGAAGGGGTTCTCGATGCCGCGATAGCTGGGCACGGAGGTGGTGAACTCTCCGCCGTATGCTTCCTGCTGTGCAGCGTTGAAGCTGAAGGAGACCACGCCGGTGGCGTTGCCCAGGCTGTTGGTGAAGCCGCAAGGGACGAAGGGGTTGTAGGAGTTGAAGGTGCCCCACTTCGTGTAGTCGATGTTGGAGACACCGGGACCCAGTCCGCCCTTGTGGAAGCCCTCCTCGGTGAGGGTGGAGTCGAAGGCCTTCTGGCTGTTGAGCGTGGCGTACTCGATGCAGAAGAGCCAGTAAATAGCCAGGTGGGCGTTCCAGTCATAGCAGCCCCAGCCGGTGCCACGGTTGCGGCCGTAGGTGCGGAAGGCGGTGAGGCTGATGTCGGTGGCAGGCATGCCGAGCAGGGAGCGGTAGGTGCCGTCCCAGTCGGCGGTGTTGTTACCGCCACGGAAGGCTGCGGTGGTGTTCACCACGGAGCTCAGGAGGTTGTTGTCGCGGTCCAGGGAGGCCTCGTAGGCGCCCACCAGGTAACGCGGCACGGGGATGGCACCCTCGAAGGGGTAGAGGGAGATTTCCACGTCCATGTAGCCCTGGGTGCTGTTGAGGGAGCACTTGCGGTAGTGGGCGGGGATCTCCACCATCACCTGACCGTCTGCGCCGGTGAGGTCGGCGGCGGTGCCGTCCTCCTTCTTGGTGGAGTCGTTGGCGCTGAGGTAGTACTTCACGGCGCCGGTGGAGTCCACTACGCAGCGGCGCATCTTGCTCTGGACGGGCAGTTCCTGATGCAGTGCGGCCGCACCGATGCGGGTGAGGTCCGGGCTGGAGTTGTTGTAGTAGTGGCGGATGCCGTAGACCTGGTCGTTGCCGTAGTAGGAGATGATCTGCTTCTTCCAGCTGCCGTCGTAGATGAAGAGGGCCACCTGGCCGGGAAGGAGGGAGAAGCCGCCGAAGCTGGCGTGGTAGCGGCCCTGGGTGAAGGCCACGTAGATGACGTTCACGTCTCCGAAGGTCTCGGAGTCGAAGACGTCCGTGGGTGTGACGACACCGCCCACCTGGTAGGCGGCGCCGAGCTTACCGACCACCTGCAGCAGGATGCCCTGATGGATGGCGGCCGTGATAGCCTGGGAACCGTTGGTACGGATGGCGGCCTTGATAGCCGCGATGAGGTTGTTGTACTTTGCCATAATGTTTGAGATATTGGTTTATTCG